AAAACATTGCTCTCTGTGTGTAGGCAATACCCCCTACCTTGTGCTAATTCCTCAGGCTTTGCTGCAAAGAATTTCTGTGCACTTAAGTTTAAGGCTTGCGTATGATGTGCTCTTGAATAGTGTAATTGGAATATTCCTTGCGTGTTTGGAATTGCCATCCCTGTTTTACCAGACAGGAACTGCACATCTCTTTTTGAGCTCTTATTTCTATAACTTGCAACATAGGGAATAATGTTGATTCCATAAATTTGCATTGAACTTTTCTCTAATTTAGCTTGATTGATTTTAAATAGTCCCTCTTCTGTAGCTTTGTTATGGATTTCCTCATAAAGCTCACGGCTAACATATAAATCAAATTCGGGGTGATAGCCTAAATTTTTAGAGAAGCTATCATAAACTTCTGCAAAAGAATTATGTAGGGTTTTTTGTGCGTTAAATCCTGCTTTATTTTTCACTTCCACCTCAAAAAGCACATTTCCCTTGCCATCTACAACTCTCCCAAAGACTGCTCCTACTGCCATAAATTCTTGCGTTAAAACATAATTTTCTTTATGATTTGTGATGATTTCAGCAATTTTTTGGCTTAAAGCTTTAGGTAAATCACCCCCATTTTCAAAACTTTTTAACTCATTTAAATCAGTAGCATTAATGGTTCCCTCTTGTGCAAATCTTGGCACTTCAAACTTCATTAAAATCTCTTCACTATCTTCACTTAAAACCGCACTTGCGCTCTTGGAAATCGCATGGAGAATGAAATTCTCGCTTTTTTTAATTGGAATTGCCACATTTGGGGAGATATGCCCGATTTGTGTTTTAAAATATTTACTTAAAAATGGTGTTTCAATCGCTTTTTTTTGTTCGATAATTTTCTGCATTGCTTCTAGGGTAAAAAGCTCCATTGCTTGTTTTGTTCTCATACTCTCTCCTTATCTTAATACGATTTTATTTTGCAACAAAGAAGTGCGTAAATCTTTGTCAAACTGTGCGTCTTCATAAAAAGATTCTTTAACCTCTCCTGCAATCAAAACACCCACACTATCTGTTGAATTATTCACACTTTGCAATAAAATTCCATTTGCCTCGTTAGCAGGAGCTTTTGTTGCAGTATATCCTCCATTCTCTCCTGCTACTACAATTACTGCTGTTCCTAATCCTACAGGATTGTCCTCTGTAGCTTCAGAAAATGAAGCATTAATGCTTAAATGTGTTTTGATGAGTAAATCACCTAACGTTTTACCTTTTGAATAAAAAATTGGATTTGCCATCTTTATCTCCTTTATGATTCCAATGTAAGTTTCACCACATCAATTTCAGTTGTGGTTGTATTTTTTGCATTGCTGTTTGCAAAAAGATTGTTTTGTGGTTGGCTTAAAGGCTGTGTAGCATCTAAGAAACTCTTAAATCCTTGCAAGTCTGACTTTGCATAATTTAAAGCCCATTCCTTTTGTCCCTCTGTAATCTTACAAGCTACAAGTGCGGAATCTACAACTGAACACGCCATTTTCTCATTGGTCTTAGCAAGAGTTTCTTGCACTTCCTTTAACTGCTCTTTTAAAGCCTTATTTTCAGCTTCCAAAGCTTCCAATTTTTCCATTGTTTCTCCTTTATGATCTAATAAATTTGAATTTGCCTTAACCTCACCCAAAGAATCTAAAAAGGGCGTGTTTGTTAAGGCAACAGAGTGTAAAAACACACCACAATCTGAACCGCTTCTTGGGTCTTTATAGTGCATTTGGAAGGTGGGACTAAGATACTTGTATTCGCCATTTTTGATAAAATCCTTTGCTTTTTTGTTCCAAGAAACTTTTGCAAAAAGTGCGTTTTCTCTAATATCTAAAGATTTAATCCAGCCTGCCGCAGGATTCTCTAAACCATTTAAGCTGTTGTGTTCATAATCAATCACGCAATCATCTAAGCGATTATCAAAGTTTGTTTTAATCTCTTTTAAGGATTGCTCTGTAATTTCAAAATTACCCGCGTGGTGTCCGCTCCACTTCCCAACAACCGCCACTTTTAGCTCCACTAAATTTTCATTAGTCTCTGTGGCACTTAATTCACAAATAAAAAATTCTTTTTTCATTCCTCTCCTTCCTCATAAGGGTTTTCTATGTGTAACATCACCTCTAGCTTTCTTTTATAAATACTTAAAAAGCCATTTTTAGTCATATCACTATATTCTTTGGTTAAAGAAAAAAGCTCAATCACTCCTGCGTTTTTAAGTTTTAATTGGAATAAATGTTTTTCTATTCTTTCTAAAAAATCCATTTGTTCTTTAAAAGAAGCTTCACGATTTTTAATATTCACGCTAGAAGTTGCGTGTATTACATAAAGCTCAAGTTCGCAACGTTTTTGAAAAGTGTTTTTAATAAAAGTATCTCCGATAAAATCTAAGAATATAACAGGAGAGTTTTTTAAGCACCTACTAATGCCTTCCTCATTTGCAAAGTCGTTGTTGAAGAAGAAAACTCTATTATCTCCAACAAGCATTCTAAGCTCATTAAGTAATTCCTCACAAAATTCACTAATACGCAAAGGATTCCTTTAATGAAAATTTTGCGGTATTAAACAAGAATAATGAGTTTTTAAAAATTAGTAATTCTTTAAAATAAAAATTATTTAGTTTTCCTCTCACCATTTTTTATAAAGAAATAAGAATTTTTAAAACAAGAACTTTTTTCTAAACTTCTGCAAAATTTCAAAAAGGTAGCTTGTGGAAGAGATACTTAATCTTTTAAAGAATCTGCTAACCATAGGAACAATTGTTGAAACTAAAAGTGAAGAGGGAAAGGCTCTTGCTCGGGTAAATATCTGTGGAAGAGTGAGCGATTTTTTGCCTGTTTTAAGCTTTGCGAACAGCTACAAAAAACATTATATTCCTGCACGAATTGGAGAACAGGTTTTAGTGCTAGCCCCTTATGGGGAAGCTAATGGTGGCATTATCTTAAGAGGAATATTTAATAAAGAGTGTAAAGAGCAAGAGGGAGCTAGTGATTTTAAAGAAATCATAAGCTATGAAGATGGTGTAGAGTTTTCTTATGATACCAAGAATTCCACCTTAGAAATAAACTCTCCTAAGCAAATCAGTATTTCTTGCCAAAATGCCTTTATTGCCGCTCAAAGGGTAGAAATAGATTCTCCTAGCATTGATTTAGGATTAGGTGGAGCAGGTGTAGTAACCACAGAATGCATTTGTGCCTTTACAGGCTCTCCCCATCCACAAGGTAGCCAAAACACAAGAAGTAAGGTCTAAATATGGCACTTAGCACACAATCTCTTGTTGGTAAAATTGAAGCAAACCTCCAAGCAAAGGGCTATGAAAAAGTAGAGGATAGAGGAAATTATAAGCAATACTCCACACCCTTTATTGAAGCAATAGCTGCTGCTGTTGTTGCAGAGATACAGCAAAACGCCCAAGTTTTAGATGAGGGTGCAGAGTGTAGTGGAATTTGGAGTGTGCAATGAAAACTTATCAAGCTTCTTTAGAAGAATCTTTAAAAAGGATTTTAGAAACTCCTCTTGGAAGTCGTGTAATGCTTCCAGAATTTGGCTCTAAGCTTTATCTTTTAATAGATAGAAAATTAGATGAAAGCTTTAAATTGGATTTTTATCGCTATGTCGCAGAAGCAGTGGAAAAATGGGAGAAACGCATAAAGATAGAACGTGTTGTTTTAGAGGAAGTGCTAGATTCTAAAATATCTTACACTCTATATTTCACTAACAACTCAAGCTTTAATGGAGTTCTAAATGTCTAAAGTTTTAACGCCTCTAACCTATGAAGAGCTACTTAATGAGATAGAAGCATTCATTAAACGATTTTACCCCAATTATGAAAGATTAGAATCTGATTCTTTTTCTGTCTTAATTGAGGCTTTTGCTTATAAAATAGCCCTATTAGAGCAAAGAAGAGTCAATAGCATTAAGTCCTTGTTGTTGCAATATGCTAAAGGGGGAGACTTGGACAACTTTTGCCAAAATCAAGGCATTGAGAGGCTAGATGGGGCTTATCCTTATGCTAATTATAGCTTTAGTATTAAAGCTCCTTTTAAACAAGATGTAGTTTTACCTAAAGGTTTAGAATTGGGCGATGAGAGCGGAGAGCATCGGGCATTTTTAAAGAATTCTTTAACCCTAAAAGCAGGAGAATTGAGTGTGGATGGGGTTGTTGAGTATTTTAAGAAACAAAAGTTTGCCAAAATTAAATGCGAGAACCTGCTTACCCCTCTTACTTTTAGCCTGCAAATAAAAGCACAAGGTTCTTTTGCAGATGGTGGAGAGGTAGAAAGTGATGAAGCCTTCCGTGAGCGATACCTCTTGAGCCTTCACTCCCACACCACCGCAGGAAGCCAAAAAGCCTATATATTCCACGCAAAAAGTGCAGATTCTAGAATAGATGACGTTGCGGTATTTACTTCAGAAGATAGCCCTGGAATTGTAGAGGTTGTTATCCATAGTGATGAGGGAGTGGATGAACTAATGTTGGAGAGGGTAAGAGAGATTTTAAATTCTGATAATGTTCGCCCTCTAACAGATAGGGTTTTAGTGAGCGAATCTGAAAACAAAGTTATAAATATTGAGGCAGATATTTTTTTATTTGATTTAAAAGATGCTGCTAATATTGCTGCCTCTTATGAGACACTCTTTAAAAAAAGGAAATTTAAAATTGGTGAGGATTTGCCACTTTCTGAAATTATAAAGAATTTACATGTGGGTGGTGTTTATAAAGTTGTTCTAAAAAATCCAAGAGAAGATGTTTTAGCTGATAAAGAAAACATTAAAATTCAAGAGTTAGCTTTGAGCTATAAAGAGTATTCTTCTTTAGGAGTGCAAGTTTTGGAGGATGAATTATGAAAAAAAGTTTGCTTCCACCCAATGAACCACAGCTCTTAAAATTCTTGGAGACTATTTATGAAAAGGCTTTGGAAAAAAGCGATTTAAGCTCTATTAATACCCTACCCAAAACTGCACCAAGTGAGCTTCTCTTAGAGATTGGTAGAAACTTTGATATGGAAATTGCGGGTTTAAGCCAAGAAGAAATGAGGAAACTGCTAAGCTCTGCAATGTTTATCCACAAAAATTCAGGCACACCCTCTGCTCTTAAAAAGGCTTTGCAATCTGTGTTTGAGAATGTAGAAATACAAGAGTGGTTTGAATATGGGGGAGAGCCTTTTACTTTTAGGGTTAAAGTCTCTAGCTCAATTAAAGGAAATGGTAAAGAAACTTTTGCTCTGCTTGATTCTTTAATCCAAAAATTTAAAAATGTTCGCTCTATCCTAGATGGCGTAGAATATGAACTTCATTGCAAAAATAAAGACTTTAATGCAAATCTCTCTTTAAGTAGCGAGAGCTTTAGTATCTATCCCTACCAAGTTAGGGATACCCAAAATACTTCAAGAGGCAGTGTGGGGAGTGCAGTTTGTGTTTATGAAACTTTAGTAAGTAATATAAGCTTCTTGGGGGTTGGATAATGGAATATTATACTTTATTGACTAATGTTGGGATTGCGAAATTTGTTGCTGCTAGAGCCTCTAATACAGGAGTGAATTTACGCTCTTTTAAATTGAGTTCTAAAGTTATTGTGCCAACACAGGAGATGAGTGTTTTAGAAGAGGTTGTTTATGAGGGAAGCATCACAAATAAGCTCGTAGAATCCAATAATCCTAACCATGTAATCATAGAGTGCCACATTCCCAGCAATGTTGGGGGATTTGAAGTTAATGCTATAGGGATCTATGATGAAGAGGGAGAATTAATTGCAATAGGGAATACTCCAAGAACCTATAAACCTCTTTTGAGCGAAGGAAGCGCTAAAGAGCTGATGATTAAGGTTGTTATGGAAGTCTCTAATGCTTCAGAGGTTATTTTGAAGCTTGATCCAAGCGTGATAATTGCTAGCAGAGATTATGTGGATGAGGCAGAGCAAAAGCTAGAGACAAAGATTGATGAATCTATGGAATCGCTTAATCTAAAATTTTCAGAAAAAGCAGATTTAAATGGAAGTGCGAATGAGACTTTTAGCGTAGCAACGCCAACAGAAGATCATCACGCTATCAATAAAGCCATTTTAGATACAAGACTTGCTGGCATGGGTGAAAATGTGCAAGACTTAGTGCAAAATGCAGTTTTGTTGCAAGGCAATCAAAATATATCTGGGGTTAAAACCTTTGGCTCTACTCCTGTTTGCTCTGCTAATCCTACCGCTAATAACCAACTCGCTAATAAAGCCTATGTAGATGCAGTGGGCAATAGCAAGGTTTCATTGAATGGTAATCAAACCATTAATGGCGTTAAGACTTTTAGCACGGCTCCTATGTGCGGTGGAATAATGAGTAGCGGAAATCAGTTAATCAATTTACATACGCTTAACAGATTGGCTTTTAGAGGAAATCAGAGGTGGAGGGTAAAGACTTATAACAAGGACGTAAATTACACAAACACAATTGGTCCGATGAAGATAATTTCTGATAGACCTTTGTATATAAATGGAGTCTTAAATGATATTCAGCGTTTTAATCTAGATAATGTCAATTTTAACAAAGGTAATAGCTGGGGTCCATTTACGAATTTGTTTTATCTTGTAGAGAGAGTTATTCCTTATGGTGCAACTTATAAATTTGGAGGGAAATGGCATGGGTCAGAATGGAGAATTTCTAGGTTTAGTGTTCTTGAATTTTCTTAAAAAAAGGGTTGAATATGCGTTACTTTAAAGATAGCAATAATGAAATCTTTGGGTTTGAAGATGATTTTTTAGAGATTCCGCCTCACTTAACTCCTCTCTCTGAAGAAGAAGTGAATGCTATTCTCTCACCTTCTCCAGAGGAGGCATTAGAGATAGCTAAAGCCACTAAAAAAGTAGAAATGAACGCTAAAAGGGATGAGGCTATAGAGCAAGATATAGAGTTTAATGGAGAGATTTTTACTAACAGAAAATCTGATAGGGATATTATTAGCTCTTATCTGTCTCTAAGCTTACCTGAAAACTTTGCATGGATTGCTAAAAACAACACACCTGTGCCTATGACTAAAAAGAATCTTACTGCTTTGGCTTCTTTAATGTTTTCAAGCCTTAATGAAAATATGCTTAAGGCAAGAGTGTTAAAAAATAGAGTGGATGCAAGTAGCACCATAGAAGAAGTGGAAGCGATAGTGTGGGACACTATAGAGGAAGTAGATGCAATAGCGTGGGATTATTAAAAGGAGAACGCAATGGATATTAGCGAAAGAAGCAATGCGGTTTTGTTTTTAGGAAGTGGAGGTTTGGCGTTATTCTTTCAGATAATGCATTATCTTGGAATATCAGAAGCACAAGTATATGCTCTGCTTTTTGTGTTCTTTTTTAGCGGATTTGCTGGTTTTATCAAAACCATTTCTTTTAGAGAAAACCTAAGAGCCTTTGTGTGTTTTGATATTACAAGCAAAGCCTTAAGCTTGTTTGTTCCTTTTGTGGTAGCTTTTGGTGCTAAGAGCATACCTACTCTTTATATCTTTGTGGATTATTGTTTTAGCTTTTTAATCTTAGGAGAGATTTTAAGCGTTTTAATCTGCATCCAAAGACTAAAAACTCGCAATAAAGATATAAAAGAAGTGGATATATATAATCTCATGGTTAAGAAGTTTCAAGATTTCCTTGCTAAACACTTAAAAATCAAAGAAGTGGAAGAGCAAGGAGAAAAAGATAAAAAATCTAATATAAAAGGAGAATAAATGGCAGCAAATTTTGGTGTTAATGTTACGCGCTCTAGCAGTGCTGCGCGTGCTATTAAAGTTAAATCTAGCACACCCATTGGTGCGGTTGTGAGTATTGCATTAGATGAGAGCAATGAGGAGTTAATCAATAGCCTTAGAGCAGAACCTTTGCGGTTTTTTGCTTCAGCAGAAACTGCTCTAAAAGAGTTTGGAGCATATGAAGGAAGTGTTCTTAGAGTATTAAGCGGTATTAATGAGCAAAACGCTAAATCTCCTCTTATTCTAAGCTTTGTGGTGATTTCTCTGACACAAGCTCAGGAAGTTCCCGAAGAGTTTTATGGGCAAGAAGAAATAAAAACAAAGGTATCTGAAGCAATCTTAAGAATGCCTAGTTCTCAAGCGCTCTTTGGATACAGCCCAAATTTAATTATTGCCCCATTTTTTAGCCACGATTTAGATATTGGCTCACAGATGCAAAGCATAGCTCAAAAGCTAAATGCTCATGCCATTATTGATTTAAATTGTGAAAGTGAAAGTGAAGCTATTACTAAAGCTTCTTCTTATGGAAGTGAAAGAGTTTTGCTTTGCGATCCTTATGTTAAGGTGTGGGATAGTTTAAAAAACGCTCATTCTTATGAGCCTCTTAGTGCAAGAGTTGCAGGACTTATTGCTTATGTGGATGGTGAGGAAGAGTATGGGTTTTCAAATTCTCACTCCAATCGTGTATTAAATGGGGTTTCAGGCACAAAGAGAATTGTGGAATTCCAAGCAGGGCAAGAGTGTCAAGCAGATAGGCTAAGAAATCAAAATATTACAACCATTATTCGCTATTCTGGCTTTAGGCTTTGGGGGAATAACACCACTTCTATAGATTCTATTTGGCAAGATTTTACCAGAGTGAGGGTATTTGATAGGATTGCAGAGGCTGCATTAGAGGGATTATTTTGGGCGATTGATAGGAGGGCTGATGAGTTAAAAGCCGCTAAAGATTCTGTAGAGCAAATGCTCTTAAGCTTAAAAGGTGCAAAGGTTCTAGTAGATTATGAAGTTTCTTGGAATGATGAGCTAAATACTCCAGCAAATATCACTGCTGGTAAATTTTATTTAGATGTTAAAACGATGAATACACCCATTGTTAAGAGGCTAGAAGTAAATTTTGATTATACAGACAAATTCTCTAAGATGCTTATAAAAATGATTTCTTAAAAGGAGCAAGAATGGTTTTTTCAAAATTAAGAGAAGCACAAGTTATTAATGCGGCTTCGGTTTTTGTGGAGGGAATAGGCTTTTTAGGAGTTAGCAAGGAGGTGGAGCTTCCTGCAATAGAGTTTGAAACCTATACGCAAAATGGAGGTTTTTACAAAAGCAATCAGAATAGCGGGATTTTAAAAGAGATGACTCTAAAAGTAAAATTTGCTGAATACAATATTGTTTATTTAAATTCTATGAGCTCTCAATTTAATCAGAGCTCTAATTTGTATGTTAAATGGAATGTGAGTTCCCAAAAGGGACATTTTGGACATGTCGCTACCTTTAGAGGAAACATAACCAAACTTACAATGCCAAAGGTTGCCTCTGGAGAAGAGGTGGAAGTAGAGCTTGAAATGCAGGTGTATTTTTATAAAAAAGATGAAAACAATGCACAAGTAATGCTGATTGATACAAGAAATATGATTTGCCTTATGGGCGGTAAAGATATTTGGGCGGATTTACGCTCTCATGTTATGTAGGAGTGAAAAATGGAGAAAATTATCAAATTGGGAAATAAAGAAGTGAAAATGAGGAAACCTCTTGTTAGAGATGTTCGTGCAATTTGTGATATTGCTAATGATTTTGAAAGAGAGATTGCGATGATTGCTAATCTAACAGGGATAAGTATTGATGAAATAGATAATTTAGAATTAGGAGATTTAGCCATTTTACAGGGGGCTTTAAAGGAGCTTATTACAAAAAAGTAGAAAAAGGAAGTCTTTTAACAATGATTGCAAATCTTGGCATTGCTTTTCATCAGGGATATAAAGATTGCATAGAGATGTTGTGGGAGGACTTCTTAAGCTTACATAAACTTGCTATGAAAGTAAATAAGGAAAAGCAATGAAAGAAACAATAGAGATAATTTTGCCACTAACCGCTGATTTTGAGGGATTTAGCCCCAAAGTTTATAAATGCCCCGCTGGATTTTTAACAATTGGCTATGGGCGAAACATAGAAGCCAACCCTTTAACGGAGACAGAGAAGAAACTTTTGAGAGCTGAAGGTTTGATAAATGAGAAAATCGCTAAAGATTGGCTAAGAGAAAATTTACAAAAATGTTATGAGGAATTGGCACAAAATTTTAACTGGTTTGCTAAAACCGATAGAGTAAGAAAAGCTGCTTTGGTTGATTTTGACTACAATGTAGGGCTTGGGACATTGAAAACTTTTAAAAACACTTTACTCTTTTTAGAGCAAGAAGACTACAAAAGAGCTGCTGAGAATATGCGTTTAAGTAAATGGTTTAAGCAGGTGAAAAGACGTGGGGTTAGAATTTGTAATATGATAGAGAGTGGGAATATTTAATGCATTTAATGTTTTTAAGAAAACTAGATATTAAGATGATTCTTGCATTACTTTGTGTAACTTTATCCTGTGTTCTTTGTTTTTTTATCTGGAGGAACTCTAGTTTAAAAGAAGACTTGTTTTTAAAAGAGTTGGAGTTGCAACAAACAATTTTAAACGTTCAAAAATTAAATCTTGCCTTAGAAAAACAAAACGAAGCTTTTAAAAAGATGCAAGTGCAAAAAACCTTGATTGATACTACAGCGATTAAAGAAATTGTTTTAAAAGATTCTAGTTGTGAAACAGAGCTTAGAGGCTATAAACAAATCTTTAAGGAGCTTGGTAAATGAAGGGTTTTAGAATTCATAAAATTTTAATCAATTTAATGATGCGTTTTCTTTGGTTTTTAGCCTATACCTTTGCATTTCTTTTTCTTTTAGCTTCTTTCATAGGATGTGCACCTAAGCCCATTGTAAAAATTCAAACCAAAGAAGTTCTCATTCCCATTAGATGCAATTTAGAACTTCCTAAAAAACCTAAAGAGGATGGAAGTTTTGAAAGTCATAAGGAGCTTAGTATCTATTACAAGGAAGTTGAGCAAATCGCAAAGGATTGCACGAGGGATTAGATAAGACTTTTTAAAAAGCATTTAAGAAGTCTTTAAAATATGTAGGTAAGAAAATATGTTTTAAGGACAAACAGGCAATTAGGAAAGCTTTGTTTATCAAAGCTAGGATTCCTGCTCTTGCCTGTGAGTTTTTAAAACATATTCACATTAAGTTTGTAATTTTAGGAGAAATCTTAAAAAAGGAAAAAATATGCAAAATCTAGGTGTTGGGATTAGTATTCAAACAATTTTTAACGATAAGGGAATTAAATTAGCCCAAAGTAGCCTTAGTTCCTTAAAAAGTGTAACAAGCAGCACTTTTAAAAGCACAATTACCCCTAAAACAAACATTACCCCTCTTAATACGATCAAGACAACTTTAGATTCGATTAAGGCAAAGATTAAGGGCTTAAATTCTGAAGAGGTAAGAATTAAGGCTAAAGCCAATATGGATTCTTTTAAAAGCTCCATAATGGAAAAGGTGGCATTGGGAGCTGGTATTGTTATGCCCATTAAAGCCGCTATTAATTTTGAGAGTGCCATGGCAGATGTTAATAAGGTTGTGGATTTTGATAGTCAAAAAGAGCTTCAATCTTTTAGTGCAGAGATTAGAAACCTTAGCAAAACAATTCCCCTTGTTCCGACTGAATTAGCTAAAATTACTGCGAGTGGAGGAGCATTAGGTGTAGCTAAAGAAAAGCTAATGGATTTTACAACCCTAGTTGCAAAGATGAGCACCGCTTTTGATATGGATGCAGAACAGGCTGGGGACACAATGGCAAAAATTATGAATGTCTATGGATTAGGGCTAAAAGAAATGGAGGGATTAGGTGATGCCATGAATCATATCTCCGATAATTCTGCCGCTAAAGCAAAAGATATTGCCGAAGTTTTAGGAAGGATTGGAGGAACGGCTAATGTAATGGGATTAAGCGCTCAAAATGCTGCAGCTCTTGGAAGTGCTTTTTTAGCAATGGGTAAAGCCCCTGAAGTAGCAGGAACAGCAATTAATTCCTTTTTTACTAAGCTTTTAGCTCCAGAGGAGCAAACAGCGGGCTTTAAAAAAGCATTAGAGCAGATTGGATTAAGTGCGGAAGAACTCAAAGATTCTATTCAAAAAGACCCTCAAAAGGGTATTGAGGATTTTTTGCAAACCCTAACCAAAGTAGAAAAAGCAGATCAAATGGGAATTCTAAGTAATCTCTTTGGAGCAAATTTTGGAGATGATATGGCTTTGCTTGTTAAGGGTATTGATAATTACAAAAAAGCAGTAAATCTCGCTAATACAAAAGACAATATAGGTTCTTTGCAAAGAGAATTTGAAACAAGGAGTGCTACAACAGAGAATGCTCTTATTCTTTTAAAATCAAGCCTAATCAATGTGGGTATTAGTATTGGTAATGTAGTTTTACCCTCCTTAAATGCACTTATTAGCATAATTCGTCCCATTACAGATGGAATCTCAAATTTTGCTTCAAGATTCCCAACGCTAACCAAAGTCATTGTAGGATCTGCAGTTGGTATTGGCACACTTTTAATTATTGTCCCTACCTTTATGTTTGCGCTAAGTGCAATGACTTTAGGGTTAGGCAAAGCAGTGCTAGGCTTTAAAGCCTTAAGCACGGCTGTGCTCTTTCTCTCCCGTGCCTTTCTTTTCAACCCTATTGGGTTAGCACTCACTGCCATTGCGGGAGTGGGATTTTTAATTTATAAACATTGGACCCCTTTAAAAGAAGTTTTTTCTAATGTTGTAAATAGCATTCAAGAGAGTTTTTCAAGAGTATGGAATTATCTTAAGAGTGTTTTTTCTTGGAATCCTTTGGGATTAATAGCCTCTGCCTTTACTCCTATAAACGATTTTTTTCAAGAATTGCTTGGAGGCTGGATTGCAAGATTTAAAACAGCTGTTTCTATAATTGGGGAAACCCTAAGTTCCATTAAAGGTTTCTTTGGTTTTGGAGAGAGCACCCTTAAAAGTTCTTTAGAGGAAAAAAAGATAGAGACCCTTCAAGTCTCTCCTCTTACTCCCTCCTCTACACAAAATAATATTAGTGTGGCTTTTACTGGTGGAATCCAAGTGCAAACCACTGATGGCAAGATTCCAGAAAATTCCCAGCTGCAAAGAGATATTCAAAGAGAAGTGGAGATGGCTCTAAAGAAGGCAAAACAGAGTGAGAGAGATCGTAGCTTTAGCGATCTTGATTTTTAAAAGAGAGAAACAATGTTTTATTTAGCCCTGGGAGATTTTAAATTTAGACTTAAACAAGCACAATTAAAAACAATCACAGAGAAATTAATATTGCCTTTTAGCGAGATTAAACGCATTGGTAATCATCCTGCTTTTTTTGATAGTGGGAAGTTTGAAGAATCTTTAGAGTTAGAGTTAGATTTAATTTTGCAAAAACAAAGAACCCTAGAAGATTTTAAAAAACAAGTGAAGCAAAAAAAACCTTTTTTTATGGTTTTGGGCTATGGAGAAATTATTGGCGAAGTATTAGTAGAGAGCTATACTCTTAAAAAAGAATCTATTTTACCAAATGGAGCAAGCCTGTCTCAAACTTTAAATCTTTCTTTAAAAAAGTATTACCGATGAATTTTACTCCTAATTTTAAAATCTTGGCTAATAATAGAGATGTAACAGAGCATATTCAAAAAAATCTTATTACTTTAAGGTTTAAAGATGAAGCAGGGATTTTAAGTGATGAAATTACTTTGGAAGTTGCAGGAGAATTTAGGAGACCTAAATACCAAGATAAGCTTAAAGTATGGATTGGGTATAAAGAAAGTGGGCTTTGGTATTGTGGAGATTTTTGTGTGCAAAGCAGTGAAAGAACACAACATTCCACTACTATTACTGCTACAGGAGTAGATTTTAGCAATGCTTTAAAAGAGAAAAGGAGCCGCTCTTGGGAGAAGGTTAGCTTAAAAGAGATTGTAGAAAAAATTGCTAAAGAACACCAATTGGGCTTTCAAGCAGAATTTGAAGAGGCTAAGATTGTTTATTTAGCCCAAAGCGATGAGAGCGATTTGAGCTTTTTAAAAAGATTGGCAAAGGAATATGGTGCAATGTTTTCTATTAAGGATAATAAAATTTTGTTTTTATACAAAAAAGAAAGCGAGAAGCTTCCTGTGTCTAAAATAAATTTATCAGAAGCGATAAGTTTTTCTATCAAACATTCTAATAAAACGCTTTATCTTAGTGCAAGAGCTATTTGGCACGATACGGAAGAGAATAAAAATAAAGAAGTAGTAGTAGGCAATGGAATGCCACAGCTTAGAATAGAGTCTGCTTTTAAAAATAGTAGCGATGCAAAACTTAAGGCTCAAGCGAAACTTAAAAATGCTAACTCTGGGAGCATTAGTGGAAGGCTTAGTATCTATGGCAGCAAGATTTATGCAGGAGGACTGCTAGAATTAAATAATGCAGGAAGTGATAATGGGGTTTATCAAATTAATAGTGTGAATCATACTCTAAGTGCTGATGGCTTTATAACTGATGTTGAGTTTGAAAAATGAAAAAGAGAGATTTAAAAGCACAAATCAAAGCACTAGAAAACATCCTTCAAACTTTAGAGAAAAAATGCACTTGTTTGGAACTCATTGTGAAATGGCAAAGTGAAAGATTAGAGATTATAAGAGAAAAAAGGATTAAAGAAAAAAATAAGGAATAAGGGGAAACCCCCTTAATGAAAACTAGCTTTGGGATAATACCTCTTTTTTTGAAAACATAAGCAAAAAATTTCATTTTAGAAGGAGTTGCAATGAAAAATGCAAACTTTAAAATGAAAACTAGCACTTTAAAAGCCCCATTTGCTTCGGTAGGTGGAAAATCTAAAATGGCAAAAGAAATTGTAGAGAGAATGCCTCCTCATACTTGCTATGCTGAAGTTTTTGCAGGAAGCCTATCTGTTCTTTATGCAAAAGAGCGTCCTTTTGCAAAATACAATGAGGTGATTAATGATTGGAATGAGGATTTAATTAATCTGCATAAAATCATACAAAGTCGCCCACAAAGTTTGCAATTAGAACTTAATAGAATGTTGAGTGGTAGAATCTTTTTTAAAGATTCCATTACCAAAACTCCAAGAAATGATATAGAAAAAGCAGCACTTTATTATTATTCCATTGTGCATAGTTTTGGGGGTACAAGAAGGCATTATGCAATGTGTAAAAAGGCAAGAAGTCCAAAGAATATTTATAAAAGTTTTCAAGTTTATGCAGAAAGGCTAAAACATGTGAGTATTGAAAATTTGGATTTTAGGGATTTTATTAAGCAATATGATAATGATTCCACTTTGTTTTATTTAGATCCTCCTTATGTTGGCACAGAGAATTATTATAAGAATAAGAAAACCTTTGATTTAAAAGATCATAAGGATTTATTTGAAATATTAAAGAATATTAAAGGGAAATTCTTACTTAGCTATAATGATTGTGAGTTGGTGAATAATCTCTACAAAGATTTTAATATTAAAAAACTACAAACACATTATAGCTTGAATATAAAAACGCAGTATAAAAGGCACACAGAGCTTCTTATTAGCAACTTTTAGGCACTCTGTGCCTATTAAATTTAAAGAGCAAAGATTATTAATTTTGCCCTTTTTTGCATTTTAACCTTGATAAAAATGGATTATTAAAATCAAGAGAGTGCAAAGGGGTTTTGGTTATGAATTTTTAAGGGATGTTTTCTTAAAGATTAGATTATAAATCTTTTCTTCATCATCGTATTCTAACACAATATTTAATTTTGCTCCTGTTTTTATATGGATTGTTTTTAAGTCTTTAGGGTTAAAGCTCTCATCCTTGATTGTTGTTATGGCTAAAATTAAAGACTTCATCTCTTCTAAGCTTTTTAGCCTTTCCTCTAAACTTTCCACAAATAGGCTTTCACTTATTGTTTCATACCAATATCTAAGAGTATTTTCTAAATCTTCTTTTAAAGTTTTTAAATTTACATTTTGCATTTATTGTCCTTTATTTTTTTGTTAGGACAACAATAGCTTTCCCAAGCTTAGTGTGTGCTGTCATGTCCTCCTAATCTCGCCAACAACTGCACCAATTAGTAAAAAATCTCCATTTTTATAAAAAATATCTTCAAAAGCGGGATTAAAAGAGTGCAGAATAACTCCATTATCTTGTTTTAAGACCTGTTTTATAAAAAGCCCATCTCTAGTATTAATTACATAAATACTTTTGTTTTTAAAAAGCCTTGTTTTGTCAATTACGCAAATAGAGCCATCTTTAATTATAGGCTCCATAGATTCCCCAAAGCTTGTTATAAACTCACAATCTTTAGCTTTAAAGAAATCTAGCAGTGTATTATCTACTATTATCTCTTTATACTTTACAAACTCATTAATTCCTCCACCACCCAAAGTTGCATTAACTTTATAGAGTTTTAGAATCTTATATTTGTCCTCACATTCTAAATTCTCTTTAGGAGAACTCCCATAAAAGAAAAAATTTATATTTATCTGCCTTTGTTGTAAAAAATTGAGTATTTGTTTATAGGGGATGGAATTTCTAAATTTCATAGAATTAAAAGTATCAGGGTGTATATTTAAGGCTTTAGCCACATCAATGGTTTTAATGCTTGTCTGTCCCTCACTAGCTAGAATATCTTTTAGCTTTTCTATGACTTCTTCCATATCCATATTAATACCTTTTATTCTTTTGTTTTAAAAGGATTTTAATATAAAAAAGGATTAAAGATGAAATTTTATTTTAAAATGAAAGTTTTAATGCAAAAATTAGAGTTTAAAAAGGTTTTAAATGTTGTTTAAATGCTTTTTAAAATGGCAAGGATTGTAGCTTAATATTTGCTGATTTTTTCCATTTTAAATCAAACCACTTTAAAACGCAAACTATCATTTTATGGGGTTCAAAGTTACTCACTCTTTCAAATTTGGGCTTTGTAATAAATACCCTCTTATACAGGAGAATAAAATTTAAAGAAGTAATAGGAGCAGTGGACTCATTTGAAGCTCAAAAGAAATTAGATAAAATTTCAAACCAAAAACATAAAGAGAGGCAATGGATTCTAGCATTTGGATTGGTTTGATTGGCGTTTGTGGAACTTTAGCGGGAGCTTTCTTTGGGGCTTGGCTAAATCCTTACATGCAAGAAAAGAAAGAAATTAAGAGATTAAAAACAATACTAAAAGAAGCAAGTCTTTTGGATAAGTTTATTATTTTTAACGCATACAAAAATGTTTATTTGCCTCTTAATGGAATGATAATTTTTCCCAGCCCACAATTAGATCTCAAGACACAACAACTTATTAATTTATTTAATGAAGATGTCGATATTTTATACCTCAATATCAAAAGATTAGCAGATGAGGGGATATTATTTATTGAAGACAAAGAATATTGGGGATGCAGATTGGTGCTAAGTAGTAAATTTTGTTTCTTGATTAATCAAGACAAAGAAATACAACGGAAATTATTAGAGGGCAATAAGAGTTATATTAAAGAAATGATTTATCCATTATATGAGCTAATAATGCAATCTGATGCCATATTCAAACTATTGCAACAAAACCAACCACAAATCTATCAGCAACCAAAAACCATTGCTATACCAACAACCACATTAGCAAACATTAATATATTTATGCATAATATTTATGTCTTTAATATCTTAGGAGATTTAAGCTATTTAAATCCTGCATCACCAACAGCGTATTTAAGCTTCCCAAAAAGAGAATTTCACCCTAAATATGAGGGATAAATAAATTCATTAATCCCCCTCCCAAAAAAGATACATTAACTTTATAGAACTTTAAAATCTTATATTTCTCTTCGCTCTCTAAGTTTTTTAAAGATATTCCATAGAAGAAGTAATTAATATTGATTTTTCTTCTTTAAATAGCAAGTTTATAAGCTTAATGTTTGCTGATTTTTTCCATTTTAAATCAAACCGCTTCGTTTTTAAATGGAAAAACTTTGATTTAAAATGTCGTTTTATA